GTTGAGGCGGACGGCTATTATGTAGCCTTGAATGTTTCACGATCTACAATATCGATTTTCGATGATAACACGACAATCGAACCGCTCAAACGTGGTCGTGTTCGTCTAGTATTTACAATTTTATAAGGAAAGAGGTTAAATAAATGCCAGTTGCAAAAAAAGGTATTGACAGTATTTTATTATTTCGCTTATTAGGCGAAGCAAGCAAAGCAGACGGTGCTAAATTAGCATTTCAAACTGAACACTCAACAGAAAAGAGCCGTGACACTAACTCAGTCAAAACTAAAGACGGAGTATTACAATCTGTAGGTGGTATTGAGGTTTCAATTACTGCTACTACAATCATGGCAGAGGATGATGAGCTTGTTGCTAAATTAGAAACAGCTATGGATAAAGGTGAACTTGTTGAAGTTTGGGAAATCGAGAAAAACGCTAAGAAAAAAGGCGATAAATTCGAATCAGTATACTATCAAGGTTACTTAACATCATTCAAGAAAACTAAAAACGCAGAAGACTTAATCGAGTTAGAACTTGAATTCGCTGTAAACGGAACTGGAGTTAAAGGTTATGCAACTTTAAACACTAGTCAAGCAGAAGTGGTTCAATATGAATTCGCTGATACAACAAAAGGAACAGCTAGTTCAGCTAGTCCTGTAGCTGGAGTACCTGGTATCGGTGGTTAGAAATTAAGAGAGGTTAACGCCTCTCTTTTTTATTGTATTTTTTAGAAAAAGGAGAAATAACAATGCAATTAAAAATCAATGATAAAACTTACAACATTAAATTCGGAGTGAAATTCGTTCGTGCGCTCGATAAAGCTTATCCAATCGAACAACAAGGCTTGAAATTCGGAATGGCTCTATCTGCTAAAATCCCTGAATTATACGCTAAGAATATTGCTTCATTAGCTGATATTATCTACTACGGAACAGTTACAGAAAGCCCACGCCCTTCATTATCGGAAGTTGAAACATACGTTGAAGAGTGCGAAGACCTAGAAAGATTGTTTGATGATGTACTTCAAGAATTGAGTGAGTCGAATGCGGGTAAGTCTTTGCTACAGGAGATGAACCAAGGTCTCAAGAAGAAATAGTTGAGAAATCATCTCTTGAAACGTTTGAGGAAATCATTATAAATTGTGTCCGATTTTTAAATATCACTGACATGAACGAGATTGGTCGTATGACAATGTACGAGTATGACTTGCTGATGACTGGGGTATTGTTGAGAAAGCAAGATGAAGACGAACTCTTACACCGCTCTGCTTGGCTATCTAGACAGGTAGAAGCTACTAAATCGGACGGTAAAACTCCTTTGTATAGAAAATACAGTGATTTTTACAAGAAAAAAGATACTAACAAGCAAAAGTATCAACTCTCAGACAAAGAGAAAGAACTCTTACTGAGAGCTAACACGTAATGAAAGGAGGTATATAATGGCAGAGACTTATTCAGTCGAGGCGGTATTAACCGCGGTCGATAAAGGAATGAGTTCTACTTTGAACGGGTTACAGAAAGCAATCAACGGTCTTCAAAAGTCGTCAACCGCATTTGATAAGATTTCAGAGAAAAGCGGTTCAATGTTCAAGTCAATGCTTGGCGCTGAACTTGTTGGCTCAGCAATCAAATCCGCTTTTGGAAGTATCAAAAGTACAATGGGCGAAATGGTCGGAGAGTTGAATAGCTCAAAAAAGGCGTGGGATACGTTTGATGGAAACTTGAGTAAGCTAGGTTGGGGAAAAGACCAAATCAACGAGGCAAAAGAGGCTATGCAGGACTATGCAACCAAAACTATCTACTCAGCCTCAGATATGGCGAGTACATTCTCTCAAATGGCGGCAATCGGTCGGAACGATAGCGACGAGCTTGTAAAAGCTATGGGTGGTCTTGCTGCATCCGCAGAGAATCCTAAGCAAGCCATGACGTCGCTATCTCAACAAATGGTGCAAGCCTTAGCCAAGCCAAAAATTTCATGGCAAGATTTCCGTGTAATGATGGAACAAGCGCCAGCAGGGATGAGTGCAGTTGCTAAAGAAATGGGATTGTCTCTTAATGAGTTGATTACAAAAATTCAAGCAGGACAAGTTAAAACTGATGATTTCGCTGAGGCGTTTAAGCGAGCAGGTATGACCATGCAAGACATGGCTACAAGCTATAAAACGATAGATCAAGCGTTGGACGGTTTGAAAGAAACACTATCAAACAAACTTAAGCCAGCGTTTGACACGTTGTCTAAAGCAGGTATAAAGGCACTTGAGGCGATTATGAATCAACTTGATAAAGTTGATTTTAACAAACTAGCCTCAGGGATTGAGAGCTTTTTTAGTAAAATTGATTTCGATGCAGTCATTGAAAAAATAACATCGTTCGTTGGTTCTGCTGTTGCTAAAATCAAAGAGTTTTGGCAAGGTTTTACAAACACGAGCGCAATATCTGACTTTAAACAGGCGTTGAGCGAAGTTTGGGAGGCAGTTAAGAAAGTATTTTCTTCACTTGCTGGAGGAGATACGGCTTCATTTGGCGAAAAGATTGGGAAAGCCTTGAGTGCAGTTTCAAAGGCATTACAGGCTTTTGCTAAAATAGTTCAAAGTCTAAGTCCAGAACAGATTAGGGCGATAGCGACTGCGTTTATTGGCTTTAAAGTGGCACAAAGGTCAACAAAATTATTGGCAAATGCTTTAATCGGTTTGAGCAAAGGAGTAGGCGCAATAAAGGCTGTTTTTGGCGGTTTAGCAAGCTTTGCAAGAGTTGCAAAGATTTTAAGTGGTATCGCTAAAGGTTCTCAAGCTGCTAGCTCGGCATTAACATTCTTGTCTGGAAGTTCAAAACTTGCTAAGGGTGCAATGATTGGATTGAATATCTTTAGTAAGGTAGGCGGTTGGATTGGTTCTGCGGTTAGTGCAATCGTTGCTTTCCTCGGACCAGTTGGATTGGTTATTGCTGCAGTCGTGGCAATCGGAGTAGCTTTCGTTGTCCTATGGAATAAATGCGAAGGTTTCAGAAACTTCTTTATCGGGTTATGGGACGGTATCGTCAACGTTGCCTCAAATGCTTGGAAAGGTATTCAAGGCGCTTGGGACGGTATGGTAGAGTGGTTCTCTAATCTATGGAACGGAGTAAAAGAAACTGCCTCAAACGCTTGGAATGGTTTTCTTGAAAAGGCTAAGCCAGTCATCGACGCTATTAAAAAAGCGTGGGATAGCATTAAAGAGTTCTTTTCTGGACTTTGGGAAGGCATTAAAACGATTGCCTCGAATGTTTGGAATAGTTTCTTAGAGGGCGCTCAACCAATCGTGGAAGCATTGATGAATGTTTGGAACGCCTTGACGGAGTTCTTTACGACATTATGGGACGGTATTGTTTCAATCGCAAAAACTGTTTGGAATGGTATTGTTGAAGTTGTGACGGCTGTTGTTGAGACGGTTAAGAACGTTTGGAACGGCATAGCGGAGTTCTTTAGTAACCTATGGAAAGGAATTACAGAGGCGTCTACTATTGCGTGGAATGGTTTTGTTGATTTCCTTACTCCTATCGTTGAAACAATCAAAGGATTGTGGAATGGTTTTGCTGAGTTCATGACTGGCGTTTGGAATGGTATTGTTTCAGTTGCTACTACTGCTTGGAATTTACTACAACCTATCGTCGAAGCGGTTTGGAATGGTATTCAAACATATATCTCAACCGCTATTGAAAACATAAAAACTGTTATCTCAACAGGAATGCAAATTGTTCAAGAAGTATGGAATGCGGTTTGGACGGTGTTTACAACGATTGTTCAAACTGTATGGACGGTCATTTCAACGGTAATTTCAACTATCTTGAATGTGATTGCTGGAATTATCAACACGGTTACCGCTGTAATCAAAGGAGATTGGAGTGGCGCTTGGGAGGCAATTAAAGGAATTGCGAATACTGTTTGGGAAGGTATTAAGACAATCATTTCAACAGTTATCAATGCAATTAAGGACATCATTAGTACCGTTTTGGGAGCTATAAAAAATACCGTTTCAGCGATTTGGGAAGGTATTAAGAGCATTTTCACAACAACAATCAATGCAATTAAAGAAACAGTCGTCAATGTTGCGAACGCCTTGAAAGAAGGTTTCTTGGGTGCGATGGACGCACTTAAGGGCGGAGTTTCTAGTGCTATTGAGGCAATAAGTGGTTTCTTTGGCAAATTATGGAACATTGATTTAAGCGGTGCAGGTCGTGCGATTATGGACGGTTTCCTCGGAGGGTTAAAAGCTGCATGGAGCGCAGTTACTGACTTCATCGGAGGCGTTGCTAACTGGATTGCAACACACAAAGGTCCTATCTCGTATGACAGACGATTGCTTATCCCTGCTGGGTTTGCTATCATGGGCGGTTTCAATAGAGCTTTAATGAGCGGGTTTGAAAATGTCAAAGGCAATGTATCTGGAATGGCGGGCGGTATTCGTTCGATGTTCGATGATGCAGGTTCTAGAGTTTCAGCAATGTCAAACGCTTTACAGGGCGATTTCTCTAATAACGTATCTGGTACATTATCAGCTACTTATGAAGTTAACCAGACAAAAGAGCCTGCTGTTATCAACCTTGCGCTTGGTTCTAATGATTTTAGAGCCTTTGTTTCAGATATTTCAAATATTCAAAGTAAAGAAGAAAGGATAAGATTGAAGGCTTCAAGCCTTTAATGGTGGTTTAAATGTATACTTTTAATGACACAACAAAAGGCACGCCAACATTTAACTCTGGTTTAGAAGTTCAATTTGGCGGTGTAAGCCTCAATCAAGAGATGAATAACGAGGACGGAACGTTTTTTGTGGCAAACACCACAGGGCGTGACGTCCTTGATTTTCATCATGAAACAGCAACTATCAAAGGTAGAGATGGTCAATATCTCTATGGCGCTACTTATAAAGAACGTGAGATTGAGATACAGGTCAGACTAACTGGATATACTGATTTAGGCATGCGGAGACAGTATGAGCGTTTAAACCGATTGTTGTTTTCCCGTCAAGCTAAAAAATTAGAGTTTGGTGATGATGGAGAGAGATATTACAAAGCTATCTTTTCAAAAGTTAAGAAACCTGAATTGGAAGACGCAAACGACACAGTTATTAAACTACATTTCATTTGCTATGACCCATTTAAGTATACAGAACCTAAAAGTACAGGAAGTAACAAGGTAACTTATAACGGTGACTTTCCAACAGATCCTATTTTGTACCTTACAACTAAAGAAGGAACTGAAATCCGTATTCTACACCTTGAAACTCAAAAATATATCAGATTAAAAGCTACTTACGTTCAAGATTCAAGCCTGGTAATTAATTGTGAAACTAGAGAAATCACGTTAAACGGCAGAAACGAGTTGATGAACTTTGATGTGGTTAACAGTCGATATTTTAAGCTTCAAAAAGGCGTAAACACATTTCAAGTTGAGGGTGCGACATTGAATGATATCCAGTATAAAGAGGTGTTCGCATGATTTATTTATTCAATCAGATAGAGGAATTGATTGATGTAATCGATGAAGCGAGCCTTGCGGATTTTACACATACGATTGAATTGAATCAGTTTGATAGAGCAAGCTTTGAAATCCCTGTAGATTACAAGCCTAATATTATCAAAGAAGCCCAGTTTTTCGGTTTTCAATCGAGAGACAGGGCTTTTTGTTTGTTTAGAATTTCCGAAAAGTCTTACGACATCGGATTGACTATCCAAGGGATAGACAGAGCAGAAAGTGACTTACATTCATTCGTCATCGAGAATAAGCGTCCTAAGGGAACCGCTGAACAAGTATTGAGTGGAATTTTAGAAGGAACAGGCTATCAATTAGGCAATGTAGACGGCTTGACTCGAACAGGGAAATTGAGCTTCTACTATATTTCAGTTCGTCAAGCGCTCGTTAAAATAATTGAATCGTACGCTTGCGAGTTCAAGGTTCGATATACCTTTGTCGAAAACAAAATCATTGGACGCTACATTGACCTCAATCAACGTTTTGGACATGTTACTGGTCATCAATTCGAGTATGGATCTAACATTCTCAATGTTACTTACGAAGAATCGTCTGATGATGTTGTAACTGCTCTTATCGGTCGTGGTAAGGGTGAACAAAGCACGGATGAAAATGGGGAAGCTACGGGCGGTTATGGTCGTAGAATCCAGTTTAAAGATGTTGTTTGGACTGTATCAAATGGCGACCCCGTTGATAAACCATCGGGACAGAATTATGTAACGAATGAAACTGCTAGAAATATCTATGGATTACATCAAGATGGCGTTATTAAGCATCGTTTCGGTGTATATACAAAC